AGCCCATAACGGTGCACTATTCGCTCGACGTGAGACTGCCGGTGGAACAAACCAGCTGACCGTGTTTATGTTGGGTGGAACAATCCGCCTCGACAACGGTTCATATCAATGGAGTACAGGATATACACTTCCTGCAGCTAACCAGTGGTATCATATAGTTTGGTTAATGAACGGTACACAGCATAAGCTGATGGTTAACGGTGTCGTAAGGGCAACTAGGAATGACACAGTTGGATTTAACGGCGCACTAGGGTACACTCGTGTACAATTTGGTGCATCGCAGACAGATAATGCTAACGACGGCAACTGGTTCAACGGTGCTATAGATGAGTTCATCCTCACTACAGATAACAAGCCTGAAGTATTTCACGCTACCACCTACAATAACCAGAATAGTCCAAGCACATTCTACTCTGTAGGCGCACTGCAATTCGCATCGATTCCTATTTATGCAGATTCTGCAACTCACGGACTAGCGTCAACAAGCCCTAACTTCACAGAGCATAAAACACTCAATGTCGCCA